GCAGACGGACCTTCAACGATTTTAAATGTTCCGTCTTGACCAAGATATACAGCAATAATTTTATTTAAATAAAATTCAAAGTCAACTGTTCCTAGTGTACCTGGTTTTGGTGTATCAACTGTCGAAGAACCTGCACCATCAAATTGTCTATGAAAGAAATCAAATGATTTGTCAGTCAATGTATCAATAGCAGATTCCGTATCACTTGCACCAGTAACATTTTCACATGTTGGTCTAAAATCTAAACAATCTGTTAATTCAAACTCACCAGTTGGTTCTGGTTCATCTGGGTCAACTCTTGTAGCAGTATAAGTTGGAATATCATCGTATTGCATTCTTTTAGCTGCATCTTGATAAGAATCTACACTAAAGAAAGAACCTGAAGAATGAGAAAAGAAATCAAATACTACTAACAGTCTTCCTCTTGGTTTTGCAGAATTAGATTTTAATTCTAGTCTTGATATGTCGTAATAGTTATCTCTTTGACCTGTGTCTAAAACATAGTGAGATGTAATAACTCTTGAACCAGCAGCTATTGATGATACAGTTGCAATTGCAGTTGAAGATGCACCTGTGATTATTTCGTTAGCAGAAAAATCAATAGCACCATCTCCATTTTGTAAGTAGTAAGAAATTGGTGATGTAGGACTAACAACAATACCTACTGCACCAGAAGAACTACCAGTAATTCTTTCGCCTCTTGTAAAGGTACCAGTAGCACTTGTTAATGTTAAAGTTGGAAGGGTCGCATCAGCACTAGTACTTTCGGAATCTAAAACTACTCCTAAATTAAATACGTCAGCTCTTCCTAAAGAAATTACTTCGTCAGTTGCTTTTGTTCCAAATGCACCAGCAGTTACTCCAGCTACTTTTACTTGTTTTGATAATTTTGTATTTTTAATTCTTTGTGTTACGCCAGTTTTTAAAATGGTTGCAGTTAAAAGAACTTTTGAAGAATCGCCAAGAGCAGAGTTGTCTGTGATTGTAATTGTTGATGTACCTGCGCCTGTAATATTACCACTTACTGAAACAATATCACCTTGTGCGGCAGTACCATCACCTGCTGTTAGAACACTTAATGTATAATCTTTTTCTGTGTGCGTTAAGAATGATTCATTTGCACCTGCTGTAAATGAAATACCACCACTTGAGTTTGTTGTGCCAATAAACTGTCTTCTTATTGTTATTGAAGTATCAGACGCACCATCATTAGCAGTTGTTAAAAGTGTCTTAATAGTTTTTTTAGAAAGTCTATATATGGCAACATTCTTTTCAGAATCTATAAGTTTTGCATCTTGTTTTGTTTCTAACGCTAATGTTGAAGTATTGTCTGTTTCAGAAACAAAGTTTGCATTTTCATTTGTTCCATTTGCGTCTGATTGGTTTGCAATAAGAGAACCTACTATTGTACCACTTAAATCAATATCAGCAGTAAAGTCTTGACCTGCATCAGTATCATCTTGAAATAGTGAACGAGTTTCGGAAAGTGTGTGTGTAACAACATCTAAAACTGTAACATCAGCGTTAGCAGCTGTTTCTACAATTTGGTCTGTCTCTGCACTATCAGAAGCAATTAATTTTTCACCTGTAAGAAAATTACCAGAAACATTTGTTAAAACAATAGTCACGGCCGATGTTAAATTTCCAAATATAAACCCAGTTGCACCTGTTGTAGCACCAGTAATTCTTACACCACCATTTGCATGATTAGATATTAAAGTTGCTGACGGTACACCTGATAAAGTTAAATAAGTAAATGGTCTAATATCAAAAAGAAATAATTTGTATATCGCATCATCATTTCCAGCAGAACCAGAATCGTATTCTATTGTTCTTGCTCTGGCAAGACCAATCTGTCTACCTGATGCAACTCCTTTAGTATGTGTAACATCATCATGTAATTGAATTGTTTCGTAAGCACCTTGTTCACCACTGATTGCACTAACTTTAGGTTGATTGTATAATTTTTTAATTTTAATAAAGTTACCTAGTTCAGTATTAACTGTACCAGTATTGACAGTATCAAAATCTCTTGCTTTCTTAATATCTTTAAATGTAATTGCAGTCTTTTCAATTTCGTAACCACGAACATATGCTTTACCTGGTGATATTGCTAAATCGAAAAAGTCCTCTGCAGCTGTATTACCATCGGCAGTTAAAACACCAGCAGTATAAACACCTCTAAACTCTGTGCCTTTGTGTCTATTTGAAATCTGTTCTCTTGCATCTATTTGAAAAGGCCTTACAGTATAGTCACCTGATTCATCAAATGTTCTTCTTGCAAGTGTATCACCTAATACTGAATATTCAGTTGGTCTAGCATCTGAATCTACTTTACCTTCGGAAACTCTAGTTATCTCTACAAACTTATCGTCACTTGTAGAATCAATAGGTAATGATGTAAGAACTAAATCAATTTTAAGTCTATGAGCACCTTTGGCTGCAAAGTTTGATGAACCTGTTGCATTATCTGTAAGTGAAGCATCATCTTCTGGTGCCGCTAAAGTTTCTGTTATTGTAAATCCGATTCTACCACTTGCTATTTGTGATGCGTCATCTAATACTAAAGTCTGTTCTTCCATTTGAACAAAAGTTCCACGCACAAAATAAACACCATTACCTGCTGTTATAGCAGTACCTTTTTGGGCTGCATTTAAATTATGAGTAGTAGCAGAATTCGAATTAATCGCATAACTTGTTGTATGAGTAATAGCTGTATCAGCAAAGATATTTTCATCATCTGCAAATATATTAGTTTCTAAATCTGAACCTGTTGAAATATATTGAATGTATAATAATGGTTGAGATGTAGTTGTTGCAGCTTTGACGCCAATAACTTTTGCTTTAACGCCAGTTGTAGCACCAACAATTGTGATGGGTGATGTTGCACTATAATATTGATTAATATCAATTGCTTCAGATGCAAAAGTAGAAGCTAATAAAACAGATGAGTAACTTGTATTTACACTAATTCCACCAGGTATTACAATTGAACCCTCTTGAAAAACATGTGAACCAAATCTTTCAATTTGATTTTGAAGTATTGATTGTAGTTGTGTTAATTCTCTCGCTTGAACAGCGAACCCTGGTCGAAACAATATACGATGAAAATTCTTATCTTCTTTAAAATCATCATAATATGGTGCGACATTTAAATCTGTTTTTTGTGCCATATTAAAACTCTATAATTAATTTTATGTCTTCGGTTTGGTCTGAAACTCTTTGTATTGGTTGTCTGTTTTCTAAGTACACAATGTTACCACTATCTGGTTGTAACTCGGGTGTTGCATAACCACTAGTGAAGGTAATAGTATTTCCACCAGTAAGTGTAACTGTATTCGAACTATCAGAAATTGGGGCAGCAACAGCACTTGAAGTAGAACCTGTTACATTATTTGTGCCACTAAATGCTACAAACGATTGTGTTGTAGTTGCAGTTCCATAAGTTGAAAATCTTTCTTGTTGATAATATAATATTTTGTTAGTAGAATCCCACTCAACAACTCTACCAATAGCACCAGTAGTTGTTTGAGTAATTTGTTCATCGACTGAAAATGTACCAGATGCTGAAGCAAATTTAACAGCATAAGTCATTCTAGCTGTTGATGCAGTTGCCACTGTTGTTGTACCATAAGTCGTAGGGTCTACAACAAGTCCAACATTTCTAAAATCATTTGCAGTTGTTACGTCATCACCCTCTGCTTGTGTTAATGTTGTATTGGTCATTACAAAGTGTCCACCTAATTCATTTATCGCATTGTTGCCATGACCGTCAAAAGGTGAGATAACTATTCTTATTGCTCCACCAGAACCTGAACCAATACTTGTTGAAGAAGATAATGCTGTATCAGAAAAGACATTTGTTAATGAAACGTTTCCAAAAGTATAATTTGTACTACCTGCATGAATTGTTGTATCAGTTCCAGCAGTTAAACCAAATGAAGCAATAGCCCCACCTGCAATAGTAATACGTACAATACCACCAGAAGATGTTCCTTGACTTGTACCATCACCAAAAATTGGAGAGTAGTATGTTCCGTTTGTATAACCTGAACCTGCTGTTACTATAAGAGATTCAATTTTACCAGCTACGGCCGCAGTAGAAACAGTTGTATCTGTAGATACTGGCATATAATCATTAGTTAAAAATTTTGCACCTTGTGATGCTGTAATATTGTACATGTATTTTAAAACATATCCACCAGATGAGAACGGTGATGTACTAGTAGAAGTAGGTTCTGAACCCGAATAAGCAATTCCACCATTGTTATCTAATACTTTATAGACATTTTGAGTTGATGTTATAAAGTAAAAATTACCTTGATATATCGAAGAGGCACCACTTGTTGTTGTATTTGATGCTGAGATTGTATCATCATACATATCGTAAACTGTATTGTTAGCCCAGTTAACTCTTGGAAGAGCGTTAGAGATATTTGAACTTGAAATATTTTTTGCAGCTATCATAGCATCCCATGAATAAAACTCACCTGAAACTGAATCGGCAGGTGTTGGAGGTGCTGCGTCTGTTCCCCCTGATGTGCCTGATGTGTAAGGCATTGATTTACCTATAAAAAGATAATATGTTGATTTTGAAGTTTCAGAGAATGATTCAACGAATTGTGTGGCGTTGTGTAATCTGAATTTTTCTGTAATAATAGCTGTCATGAACTCTTCCTTTACATGTATTTATACAAATATTTATACTATATTTAGGTCCTTGTAATAATAACCGAACTACGTGTTACAGGTTGCATTCCTATCGCTGCATCGTTGTTAGGTATACCTTGATTTACTCCTAATCCATAGTTTACACTAGGGATTTGTCCTACTTCTAGTATCTTTGTTGATTCTTCACTTATTAAATGATTAAATTCTGCTGCAATATCTAAAAAATCAGTTTCTATTAAAACTGCAAAGTCATCCTCTAGAGTGATTTGGTCAGATTCTAACCCACCACCAGTACCAACTTCTAATTGAATTCCGTCTTTAGGTTCTGGTTGTAGAGATGTTTCTAATTGTATTCTCTGATTTGATTCTGTTGCAAGTGTTCGTTTCAGTGAACGTGTATCATATTCTTCTAAAATTAAAGAACCATTGTCCTCTAATAAAAATCTAAAGTTATCTTCACTCTTTAGTTGTGAATCTAAATCACTTGAAGATTCATCTGTACCATCTAAAGTAAGTACACCACCACTTTCTTCTAGTTCAAAACCATCCTCATCAATAGAACCAGAGTTAATATCACCCTGACCTGCGATTGTAGAACGATTTGGATTTAGTTTAGTATCATCAAACTGTTCTTGCAAACTATCCTCTGCTGTTAAAATTCTACCATCTTCAGCATTTAGTCTTGTTAATGCAGGTACAGTTCCGTCTTCAGATATAAGAGCATGGTCGCCATTAAAAAGAATCGTATCTTCTAGTGTTATAACTCTACCATCTTGAGATGCGATAGGTGTTGTACCATCAAACTCTGCAACAAGTTTATTATCAAGTTCAAATCCTTGTATTGAATTTGGTTGTTCTGATAATATCTTACTTGGTCTAAGTACGTTAGATATATTAATGTTACCGATTTGTTGAAAATTAAATGTTGATTGATTTGTAGGATTATCTTGTAATAATCTATCTCCAACACTTTGAACTTGAAAGGGTGTAAATGTTAAAACAGAAGTTTCAGCAAGAAATCTATTTGTGTCTTGACCTACAGTTCCAAACTCAGCAATAAAATTATCACCATTTGTTTCGTCAACAATAAAATTAGTTTGTGGTGTTGGTGGAATTCCGTCTAAAATAATTCTTTCTGTTAAACTACCTTCAAGTTGAATACCATCACCATCTTGTTCTCCAAAAGGATTTTGTGCTAAATGTAAAAATAAATTTTGTGCCATTATCTTGCCCTCGCTGCTCTAGATACTCTAGAAATTTTAGACACAGGTACAAATACTAATTCTTGTTTACCACCTTGTACAGAAGCTGTTTCTGCAAATATTCTGTTACCTTTACCATACATTGTAATTGTACCATCTTCACATAATATACTAACACCTGCATTTTGTGACAATACACTTTCTGCTATTAAGTTATCACCTGTCTCTGCAAGTAAATCATCGCCCCCAACTTCTTGAGCAAAAGTTGATGTTGAAGAACCATCGATTGTAACTTTATCAGTTCTACTTCCTATTCTTGCTGAAGGTCGTACGACATAATGTCGTCTAGGAATATGTTCATCAAATATTTTATTAAATGTAGAAGCAAGGATTGGTGAGAATGTACCATCAGTATCAACTCTTGCATATTCTTTACCAGCATTTTTAATTGATAATGAAACAAATGATGCAATAGAAACTTTACCAAAAGGATTAAATCCAGCAGGGTGAACTGCTCTTTTTAATTCGTTTAAATAAGTTGCAGCTGATTGACCAACTTGAACTTCATAAGAAAATGCTTGATAGTAATATGAATCTTGTATTCTAATTAAATCTTCATCTATTAAAGATTGTACAGAAATATAATTACCATCTGTGTCTTGAGTAATATCTACAATGGTATTTGCTTTGGCAATGTCTGCTAAAAGAATTGTACCAGATGCACCACTAGAATCCGTTATAACAATATCTTCTTTAGAGAAATCTAATTTATCTTGAGTAATAATATTTGCGTCTGCATTGTTTGATGAACTATCTGTACCATCTAAAGCAATGTAGTCACCAATAGAAACGCTATCCTCTGTTTCAAATAATAATGTAAAACCATCCTCAAGAGTTAATTTATTACCTTGTTGTTCAGTTCGTAATCTTTGACCTGTCTCACCACCTAAAAATCTAGTACCAATATTAACGTCACCATCAAGAATTAATTTACCATTTTCACCTGCGATAAGAGCATTAGTAGATTCTAAAAGTATATCTCCACCATCATCTTCTAAATCTAAACCAGTTAATTCGTTTCCACCAGGTTGTGTACCTGAATCAAGTAACATTTTATGTTTAGTTCTTGTTATAGAATCAAAAACAATATTACTACCTTCATCTGCTATAATTGTATTTCTACTTCTAGTTTCCATAGTTCCACCATTACCAGAATGATTAGTACCATAATAATATAATGTTGGTGCATTAGTAGGAACAACTATTTGAATATAAGCACCTGCTGTTCCAATTAAAGTTGTAATTGGTGAAGATGTAACGCCAGAAGTAAACGCAACGCCACCACCGTGAGTACCATCTGGTGTAGAAGAAAATCCAAGTGAATGGTTAAGTGTAATATCTTCGTTGTATAATAAGGGGTTAGATAAATCAAATTTGTAAGTACTGCCTTCTTTTAATAATATTTGTTTTTGTCTTTCACCATTTATTATAAAATACTCATCACTTGAATCGTTAGGATTTTGATAATGTTTTACATCAATTGTAAAAACTCTAATTGGTTCAAGTTTTGCACTTGTTCCGTCTAAGATAATATTGTCATCATCTGTTAATGGTATAATTTGAGTATCCTCTGCAAGTATATTATGATGATTAACATTAGGTTCTTGGTCTTCAAGAATAAATGGAATACTTACAGCAGTACTACTTTCCATTTCAATTTTTTCAGAATCTTCAAATGTCACATCTAATTGTTGAGTTGTTGAATCATAACCTTGAACTGTACCAACATGAGTTGTTAAAGTATTGTTAACTGCAAACGTACCAGTAACATCTTTTAAAATAAAGTGTGCTTGTAATGTTATGTTTGGTAAATCAGTTTCATCATAATTAAAACCAGAATCTTTTATTCTTAAAGAATTTACAGCACCGATATCATTTGTCAATGCTAAAAGTTTTGCACCAGTACCACTTTCAGATGTAACTGTAATTGTTGGAAGACTTGTATAACCAGTACCTGGTGTTTGTAAAAATATTTGATTGATAGCTGTCTTTTCTGCTTCTGTATCAAATGAAGCTTCTTCAAGTATGATTCTTTCATCATCATTTGTAAGTGTGTCTAAAGAAACTTGAGTTTGATTTGTTATTAATTTATCACCAGCATTTAAACCGTTACTATCTGTTCCTTCTAATATAATATTATCTTCAGTTTGTGGTGGCCATGAAAGATATGTTTCCGAATCATATGAACCTGTTGGTTTGGCAACTAGTCCATGATTCATTTGACCTTTTGGCATATAAAAAGTTGTGCCAGGAAATTCTATAAATGTATGTGGATGTGATTCAGTTGTACCACCTGCAGCTACAGCAGTTAAAAATAAAGGATAAAAATATCCTGTTTTACCAGCACCTAACTGATTGTACTCAGCAGTACCATAAACATAGTAAGGGCCATCAGCAATTTCTTTTGTTTCTAATGCAACATTAAATGGTAAGTCAGAAAGTTTAGAAGCCGTTTCTCTTTGCATACCATCACCGTCTTCAAATAAAAGTGAACCTCCTAAAGCAGATACTACACCAGTAGCAGCTATAACCCCATCTCCAGCTGAAAACTCAAGTTTGTCACCAACTTCATAACCAGAACCTGGTGTTTGCACAAATACTTTTGATATAGAACCTTCTTTTATATTGTTAACTTCAATTTCAGCAAAACCATTACCTTTGTCAGCATCAACGGTTGCAGTTTCAGTTAAAGAATGTAATATACCATCATTTGTAATTTCAGTATCAGATACTATAGATTTTATTGTAAAACTTATACTAATATCTTTTGTGTTTGAAATGACATCAATAATTTCTCCTGTTTGAAAATTTGTTACACCTGGTATTATATTTTCAAGTTCAAATTCAGAAACAGAATCATCACCTTGAATAAATGTTGACGCTGCATCTATTACTGCTGTAGCGAAAGAAGTTCTTCCTGTGATAACTTGACTTAAAGCTTCTGAACCAGTTCCTTGTCCATTTGATACACAACGTAATTTTTTCTTTGTAGACCATTTTCCGTCAGAAAGACGTAACATATTTTGATTAGGATAAAATATATTAGAACTTTCATTAAGTAATAAACGCATAAAAAGTTTATGACCTTGAGATGTACCTTTGGCAGCATACAGGTCTCTAATATTTTTTATAAGATTTCTTTTTGATACACCTGTTGCAAGTGTATTAGGTATAACTTTTAAAAACGATTCTCTAAATTGCGTAAAGAATTCATTAACAGTATTGTCAATATCAGCGTAGTCTAAAAGTTGTTGAATGTTTTGTACTGGGTTACCTTTGTATTCAGTAAGTTCAGCTTCTGCACCAGATGTCAATCCTTTAATTATTTCGCCAACTTCAAATCTTTGGTTAGAAGTTGTGTATAAAGAAGCGTTACGAACATCTTCAACTATGATAGTTGTTTCAGCACCTGATGTTTGTCCTTTAATAATTTCACCATTTTGAAATTCTGTAGAATCTTCAAGAACCATTCTATCAATGGCTGCACCAAGTACTCCATTTTCAGATAAGACATATGCTTTTGTTTCTGGTTCTAGAGTAAGATAGTTTGTACCAGTTTTATATTTTAATCTGGCAGATTCTAAAAACTTATAGAAGTCGGTAACAAATGCAGAGTAAACGGCATGGTCTTCGTCTTGAAGAAAATCTGGTAGTTGTCCTCTTATTAATGGTGAGAGTTTATTATCTATTATTGCCATATTGCTTCATCTAGTAAGAACTGCTTGAACTTGAACTGCTTGAACTTGATGAAGTACCACTTGTTGTTCCACCAGAAGTAGTTACAGTCGTTGATGCGCTACTACCACTACCTGTTGTCGTAAACGTTGACCCTGAAGCAGATTGTGTATCTGTGTTGCCTGTTATAGTTGTATTAAAAAAATCTATTTCTAAGATTTGGTTTCGAACAGGTACAATATCATTTGAGTTTGGTATTACAACTAATCGTATTGTTGTGGATATTGAACCATCTACATCTGAAATAGCTGTAATATTAATATTACTAACACTAATGGCTCCTGTGTCATAGTCTATTGTTCCAGCTTGTTCATCAATATAAGAACGTGCTGTACCAACAATAGCATATCTTCTTAGATTGCCGTTACCATCATCATCAAAAAAATATTCTGTTACTGTATCAGTACCAACTTTAAAACCTGTTGATGATACAACTCCTCCAACACTAGCAAGATAACCTGCCTCAGGGTGAAATAAAGCGTTATTAAATGGTATGTAATAAGAGATTGTTGTACCTTGAGAAGGTAAAAAGTTCTTTGTTAATTTTACAGTTGTAGTATTATTTAGAATTGATGGGTCGGCAGAATCAATAAGTCTTGAAACTTCGGATGCTCTAAACTGTGAATTAAATTGTTGTAGTGTGTCTGTGTTGTAATTTGTAATAGCAGTTGTAATTGCTGAATCGATAGCTGAAGAAAGTTTAGTTGTCGCTGATGTATCAAAAGAATATCCAACTGCCAATTGAATAAAAGTTGTGTCTGGGTCAACAATAACAGGTGTAATAGAAGCAACTGTGTATGGTGCTAACTCTGTTACCAATTGAGACTTTTGCGTAGATGTTAAAATAGAACCTGTTGTTGATTTGATTGAAATAAAAACTTTACCATATTCGGGTGTTGAACTAACACCAGTTGATGAATCATAACTTCCGTCTTCTCCACCAAAAACTGAAACAGCTTGTGTGTTTGGAAATAATCTTTTTGTAAGGACTTCAAAGTCAGAGGTTGTTACGGCACGACCTTGTGTTGCATAATCAAGAGGTGCATTTGTTTTAATAGATTTTAAAGATTCTGGTTCAGCTCCACCCTCTGCTCTTAAAACAGTAGTAATGGTAACGTCAGATTCATCACCAATAGAACTTGGTGGACTAAATTGAAATGCGCCATTGGCTTCTGTTTTATTAGTTACAACATATTGTAGTAAAACAATATTACCATCTTCAATAGCTTTAGATATAATACCATCTCCAAAATAAACTTCATGTTTTCCACCTTCAACTTCTTGTAAAAAGTAAACAGTAGATGTATTAGTCAACTGTGTAATGTCAGTTGCCTTTGTAAAAGTTGTTGTTGCTGAATTGGTAGAAGAGTTAATAACCTTAACTGTTAATGTTGATGTGTCAGCACGATTATCTCTTAATAAAAATCTTTGTTCAATGTCAGATGTATCTGTTGTGTAACGAGTTGTTACGAAGGTACCTTCGTGAACAAAAATAGAATCAAAGTTTATCGAGTTACCAAATTTTGTAGAAGTCTGGTCTTGAGATGTAACAAAGTTATAAGATGTACCATCGTAGCTTGTAGAAAACTTTGTACCTGCTGGCATTGTAATAGATGTTTGGTTTGTTCTAATAGAAACATTGATAATTGCTTTTGCAGCTCTTGCTGATTGAACTTCATATCCTAACATTTTAGCATGTGACACTACAGACGAACGTAATGATGCTGAATCTAAAAACATTTCATTCGCTAACATGTTAGCGTTGAAACCTAAGTAGTGAGTATTGTATGCAAGTGTATCAAGTAGGATATTAAAACCAGAACCATCAAAGTCATAATCTTTAAAAGTGTCTTGGGCTTTTAAAAATATTTTTAAGTTCTCTTTGATTTGGTCAAAGTCTAGTTCGGTAATTCTTAATCTTTTTTTATTAACAATGGTTGCCATTATCGTAATCTCTCTAAAAATAAATCCATTTCTACCATCTCGGTAGGTGTATTTCTAACATAGAAATCTACAGTCACACTGTAAGCATTTCTGTCATAATCAGGTGTGCATCTTACAGCTTGTAATTTAGCACGAGGTTCGAAGTTACGAATAACATCTTCAACTTTTCTTGCAAGGACAACACCAGTAATAGGTGTCATGTTTTCAAATAACATATCACGTATACCAGAACCAATTTCTGGGTGAAAATGTTTTTCAAATGGATTCAATAATACTAAATTACGTATAGAACGTTTGACTGCCTGTACGTCTTCAATAACATTGATATCTGAGTTTGAGTTTTTCCTAGCAAAAAATAGGTCTAAATCAGAATATACTTTTGTAACTTTACTTGATGCATTGGTTGACTGTGCATCAGAACCTTTATCACCTACAATATGTGTCATAGAGCCACTCTCCTACAAGAGTATTTATACAGTTAATCTCCAATGATAACAGTTTTAGAGGATGAAGTTATACTTCCAATATCGTTTCCGTTTAATTCAGTATCATTGTCTAATGTTGTATCTGATAATCTTGCGGCTCCGTTTTCACCAGAGTTTAAATTAATAGTTTTATTTACACCACAATCGATTTTGATATTACCATCTGCTTTAATTGTTAAATCACCAGTCACATGAATGTTATCATTGCCCGTAACTGTTCTAAATCCGTTCTTATGTTGTGTTACGACATCACCGTTAGGATGAAATTCAACAAAAGACCCTGATTTGTGATAGACATGAATTCTTTCTGCGTCCGTTGTGTCATCAATTTCAATGACATGACCTGATTCGGATTCAAAAACATGATTGTTTGGATACACAGCATTGTAAGGATTGTCAGGTTCGCCTGTAATTATATCAGGTGTTTTCGTTATTGTGTTCGTTCCTCTTGCAAGTTTATTAACATCTGATTGTAATAACTCTTTAGGGTACTTTGCATTCGGGTCATTAAATCCTTTTGCAATATCAATCTCTTGTGTAGGAATACCTGGCAAACTTCCCATAACAACGAGTTGTTGTTTTTCTGGGTCCATAAAAAATCCTACAACCCA